GCCCTTAAGGCTATAGTTTCTTACGCTCAAAGACAACTTTGTTGTGTAGTCACTTCGCACAGAAATCCCAATCCAAGCCTCGAGAGTAATCTCGTTCAGCAAGGAGTAGTCTTACAACTGCTCTGGATAGTGCTATTATGGTAAGTCCCATAGATGTGTCCAAATTTCTTGGCTCATCACAATGCATTGTCGGTGACTAGACCCTGAGATGGGCAACTAGGAGGACAACGAATAGAATAGTTCGGGCATAGCAATGTGCTAGGATCGAGGTCTACGCATTCGTGGAGCAACATAGCTGCCAACCTGTAAGAGTTGGTAGTCGTTGACAGCACTAATCAAACACAAATAAAATTCATGTTCAATATAATGCAAAACATTGTAAGTGGTTTTTGGAATTCGTTCTTGTTGCTTGAGTCTATTATCACTCGAACAGCGAAAGCTGTAGCTCGAAAGAGCAGATCCCTTGAAAAAGGAAATCGATGGATAAGACAACACGAGTTCAAGAACTTTGTGAAAATAACCGCATGAATAACAGCGAGTACGCATATGAGAGGTTACTACAACATTCTTATAGAACGAGTAGGAAAGTTAATCAAAGCATCTGGCTTTACATGGGCTTACGCCTATATGAAGGAGGTGCTGAGATTGACTACCAAATCATTAGCCGGGAATCCAGAGTTTGGTACCTCTTTTGTAAAGAGGGACAAATATGGATTGCCCACTATCGTACCGGGCCCTATTAGAATCATGTTCAGGTCATTCATCGATGATGGATTATCTGGACAGGTTCAACGTAGGGTTATAATCGCTACACTTTCGATACTAGCGATCTTTAGAGTATTCCCTGTGGAGGTTAAGCCATCATTATTAACAATAATGAGACCTTTCGCTGGAAGAGTGAAAACTCTCCCAACATCCGACACAGTTCGTGCTTTAAAGAGTCTAGGAATCAAGGGAGCACTACCTAAGCTATATCTAGGTGAGTTTAAACCTTTGGTTTCTCAAAAAGCTGGTCCTAACGGAACCTTTGCAACCTGGAGTGCTGGGATAGACGCAATTGCGTTTATCTCGCATCCAGATAAGATATTACCTCTACTCCGATGGATGAAAATCCAGGGGGCGTATTGGTGGATAGCTTATTTTGTTTTCTTAAATCTTGCTTTCGGCTGGATCTATTTGATCCTCCGAGCGCTGAGACTTTGTAAAACGCTGCAACTAGGTAAGTTAGCCGTTGTATATAATCAGGCAGGTAAAGCAAGAGTAGTTGCTGCCACCAATTGGTGGTATCAATCAATCTTTGCTGGACTGCATGAGAGTATATTTCGCTTATTAAGAAATGTCGTTCAGGATGGGACTTTCGACCAGGCAAAATGCTATAATAAGCTTTTGCTTAGATCCGACTTCAGAGAAAATCTGAGCGGATATGATCTTAGTGCCGCCACTGATAGACTTCCAATTAACCTCCAGAGCCAAATTCTTAACGAACTTGGTATCCCTGGTGATCTTTGGCAAACTTTGCTTTCTATAGATTGGCATTACAATGCTCTCAAAGAGACGGCCATCCTCCGTAAAAACGAGGATGGCGGTTTCGATGAGGCGGTCCTTGAAAAAGGAAGTAGTGTTGATATTCGATATGAAGTGGGGCAACCTATGGGTGCCCTGAGTTCGTGGGCTATGTTGGCTCTATCACATCACGTGATCGCTAGAATAGCGTTTATTCAAAACTCCAAAAAACCTGAGTTTGGAAATTACGCGGTATTAGGGGATGACATTGTTATCAATGATGACAATGTCGCCTCGACATACCTAACGTTAATGGACGATCTTGGCCTAACAATTTCGATGGGAAAGTCGGTGATATCAAAAGATTTCTCCGAGTTTGCTAAAGAATTGAAAGGTTTTGGACTTGACATAACACCTATTGGAGCAGGTATAATTTTATCTGCGACTAGAAGTGCCTACTACCTACCGACTCTCATATTGAAAGCGATAGATAAGTTTGTCTTATCACCCGAAGGAGTTCTAGGGTTGTTGCGAAGTCTACCTGGCGGACTCTTCAATCGAAGAGTCGCACAAGATGTCATTCGAACTTCCATGCTGATGACATTTGCTAACAATGCCTGGTACAGAGAAATAAGCCTTTATAACGTGAAAACGCTACGAAGGTATTCTAATTTCTTTTCCGCAGACATAGCCAAGTTTCCTGATGCGTTGTATGTGACTTTAGTCACATTCTTCGAACAAGATCTTGAAAAGCAAAGGGATACCGCCCATGTAGCAATGCAGAACTTCATAACTGAAGCTTTTGCATTATTCGCTACTAGGGGGCCAGCATTGAGATTACTAGAATTACTCATGAAACCATTTAATCCTGGTTTCTGGATATACTTATTTGATGCTTTTGCGCTTCCAGGCAAGCTAGACGCTCTTGATGAAGAAATTCATAAAGAGGTGTATGCTATTCCGGTCGACAAACCTTTTGATAGGTGTAAATACTTGTTCTCTAAAGATTCTCGGGCGTCCGTTTTGGACATCGACAATCTAAAAGATCACGAGGTTAAGTTGGTCTCCAAATATTATTTGGAGATCTACAGATCCTTGCAGTATAAACTGTATCTTTAGGAGTGTTTAAAGCTTCGAGTATGTACTACTCAACGTTATTCTTCGGGTTACGCACGTTACGCGCAGCGATGACAAAATCTGGTTTTACCCAGTGGGTGTCT